GTGGTAGTTCAGCTGGTTAGAATGCCTGCCTGTCACGCAGGAGGTCGCGGGTTCGAGTCCCGTCCATTCCGCTCAAACAACGTCTTGAAACCGTCAGAAATGGCGGTTTTTTGCGTTAACGAAAATTCCGTCCACAAAACGGGCAAGAGACGTACAAAATTTAGAAATATGATTTGTCCGTATAAATTGCCCGAAGTCAAAAGATATTCTAATAATGATTGGTGCGTTGAGTATTGGTATGCTTATCCGCCGGATTGGAAAGAATATCCAGGATTAAAAAGATTCAAGGTTCGAGAAGGAATCAACTACATTAAGGATCCTATAAAGAAGGAAACAGAAATTGTCAACTTATGTCGGACGATTGAAATTGCTCTTACAAAACTAAACTATAATCCATTTGATGAAATTGAAAACGTAAAATCTGAGAAAGCTAAAAAGAAGCTTCAGGAAGAACTCGATGTATTAAATTCTAAAGATACTATCCCCGATTCATTTGATTGGTTCTTGGATAAGAAACGTAAGGAAAACAAGGGAGATAGAACTATTGATGGATATAAGTCTTTCTTGAAGAATTTTATCCTCTGGATAGATAAAAGAAATTCTAATCCGGAAAATAAACAGATGATTTACATTAATGATGTTTTAACCGAAACAATCGAATCTTATTTAGAAGAAACTTCTGAAGAAAACGAGTGGCAACCCAGAACGTATAATAATAACCTAAAAGGTCTTATCACTGCATTCAATTATCTTCATAAGAAAAAGAAAATAGATATAAATCCCCTGGCAGATGGCGTGATTGAGACGAGAACCTCCAGAGCTGAGCAAAATAAATACTACAGTAAAGAAGTCCGGGAAATCATTCAACCAAAACTAAATACTGTTCCTTATCTAAGTTTATTCATTAAGTGGATTTACTACACTTGTGCCCGGACTAATGAGATACCAAGACTTCGAGTTTCAGATATTGATTTGAATTTAAGAAAGATTCGTGTTAGTTCCGAAGTTGGTAAAACAGGAGAGCATGTGGGTGACAGAACGATTCCAATTTGTGAAGAATTATATGATATCATTTTAAAGATGAATATTAAGAAATATCCATCAAACTATTTTGTTTTTAGTAGAGCATTAAAGCCTGGAGATAAAATCCTTCCGGATGATTTTTTTAGGGATTTGTACCGGCCAATAAAAAGAGCTTTAAACTTGGACCGTAATTATACTATCTATTCCTTTAAACATACAAGGGTTGTCGATTTGCTTGCTGCTGGTTTTCCTTCACAAAAAGTAATGTTCCTTACTGGCCATACTGATTGGGCTTCATTCCAAAAATATTGTAGGGAGCTTGGCGCCGTCATTGATGAGCAACTTAAAGGGAAAACAATTAGTTATTAAACAATTAAAAAAAAACTAATATATTTAGTAATTGTTTAATTATTATGTGGACTATTAAAAAAAGCACTTCAGGATATATCGAGGCAGATCCGGACGAATACATTGCTTTAAGGAACAAAATTAAGACAGCACTCAAAGAATTTTACAAACGAGTATTCTCTTACGATGCGAATTTTGTTCAAAGCAATATCAGGTTTGTTTGTGATACTATAAGCACGTTTGAAAGACACAATTTTAATGCGGAACAATGGCTTGAAATTGAAAGAAATGGTTTGTTTGACATTGAGTGGGCGAAAGTAAAACATAACATCTCAATCCAACCTGAAGAACTGGATATCCCTTTTTAAATATGGATTCAAAGAAATATAGATTTAGGAAGATGTTCTTTCAATGCACTAATAAAAAAGTTATTGAAGCGAATGTAAGGATGACAAATGCCTATCAGCATAGAGAAGATGCCGAGCAAAATATATTTGATAGGGCCATCAGAAAGGAATGGGAGCCTAAAGATAAGCCGGTTCCTGTAGAAACGGTGGAAGGTTTCTATTTGGTCCATGAAAGTCTATTTGAAGAAATACTAAAAAAGCATACCTAACAAAAAAGCCCTACATTTCTGTAAGGCTTTCTGTGATCCCGCTGGGATTCGAACCCAGGACCACTACATTAAAAGTGTAATGCTCTACCAGCTGAGCTACGGAATCATTCCTCTTGTTTAAGGAGGGGCAAATATAGAAATTTATATAATTCCGACAAACTTTTTTTAAAAACAAATTGAAACAAAATTAAACAAATGTCAAAAGGTTGCTCAAATGGGTCAAATCAAGTTATTTTTTAAACCCAATCCAAAGAAAGAATCCAATAATCGCTGTAATACCAAGCCAAATTACCCAGCTTGGTTTAGTATCTTTTGATTTATTAAGGTTACTTTCTGATTTTTTGACAAAGCTTTTAAATTTACCAATACTATCTTTTTGTTTTTTAGATGTGGAGGTAATGGATTTACTGGTGTCTCCGCTTTGTTGGCCATTAGTAATAGTTCTATTGATAAGCATTTCGTTAAATGGGATGCTCTTAGTTCTACCTTTAGTCTTAACCTTTGCCGTCAACTCATTTGTTTTAGGGTTCCGGATGATGGTTAATGTAGTGCCATTATTATTTACATCAATCAATGTTAAAGCTGTATCACCCTTTAAGCTGTTGGCAGTATCGATCCTGAATTTAGCTGTTAACTCAACTGGTTCCTCAGGTGCTGATTTATAAGAAATCGTTTCTTTAATTGTTGTGTTCGACTTATTATAAATTCCCTTTGAAAGGCTGGCCAGACTATCAACTGCCAAAGAGCTGACCTGAACATCATTCTGTAACCTGATATCTTCGGTTTTTTTATCAAGCTTTTTATTCTTTAAAATCCTACATCCATTGTTTGGAAATATAAGAACGAACGCTAATGCAATAAATATTAACTTTTTCATTTCCTTTTTGGTTTTATTATGATTGTACTTTTCTTATTGGTTAAGTCTAACATACTTTTTAGCTCCTCATAGGAATTATCTGTGCGGCTCAACATCAATCCTTGCAGGCTGTCAATCTTTTTTCTGTCGATTAAGACTTGGTGTTGTAAATAATTAATTTGAGCATTCTTTTCTGTTTTGGTCCGGGTAAGTTCTTTCTCAAGTCTATCTATCTCACTTGCCTTAAAACCTTGCTCAATAAATTCCTTGTACATAAAATAAATTATCAGGAGAAAACAAACCGCATATATCGGGTACTTCACAAATTCTTTAAATGTAAATGGCGGTTTTGGAATCGCTTGCATCGTTATAATATTCTATTTACCTAATTAGATGTTTCTTTAAGATGCAGGTTGGATTTAAACAAGCCATTCTTAAAACACAAATATCCTGAATAGGTAAGTTGTGGTTGGCAATTTATTAGCAATGTGTTAATAGTTTGGCGATAACTTAAGTCAATGCATTATCTAATAAGGTATTTATTCGAAACATAACCTCTTTTTCCATTGTACTCAACCAGGCTCCAAGTACCAGTCCTTTCAACTTCATTTACGTACTCGCCTTTTATCACAACCATGATAACATTATTGCCAATGGCAGCTTGTCTGCGGAAGTTAACCGAAGTAGTCAGACGGAAAGTGTTTTTAGTTGGTGGAGCAATACGTTTAAGGTTAACGTAGCCATTGGTTACATCACCAGCGTTCCACTTGGCCTGCAATTGTTGCCAAGAATAACCGAAGTCATATTGAAAGTGAGGCTCGTCTTGGAATGTTTTCCAATCTCCACCCCATTCCCAGCCATTTGCTTTGGCAATTTTAACACACTCCATCCAATCTGCAATGCCGTCAGCATCCCAATCTTTAACCGTGTCCCATGAAGCCTCTTTACCATCGATTACTAAAGCGATATCAAAAGCCAATCCATAGTTATGAATTGATTGACCAGCTTTAGCATTGGTAACGATATTGCCCATTGGTTTACTTTTGCTTTTTCCAACTGGATTAACAACCGTACGACCAAGGTTGTATAAATTCTGCTGCTCTTTAAAAGTGCGAAGCGTATATGTAAATCTGACTATTGCTCTACCAGTGAGAGCAATAGTCATTAATTCAAGAACTCTCTTTGCCTTTTCAACGACATCTGGATGAAGCAATTCAATTCTCTTTAGAGATAAATTATCCATTTCTATTTTCCTTTACCTGCTGATTCAAATGTTGCGTTTACCTCAGCAACTGTAGCTAAGATGCTTGCAGTAACTTCTAAGTCAAAAGCTGCTCCGCCACCAAAACTGATGTTGGTATTAGGTTGGCTAATGTCGCCGTTAATAAAACCACCGGTTCCATTATTACCTGTAACTTTTACTCCAGCAGGTTTGGCACCATTAGCCGATTCCCATTGATAATCTAAATTCCAATCTCCAACCTTGTCAGAACCATAGGATTTTGTTGTTGTTTCTTTAATTTCCATTTTACTTTGTGTTTAATTTATTTGTTAAAAAATCAATGATTATTCGTTGACACCAAGGCACATAAAGTTTAATTGCATCTACGATGTTTATCACTTCTTGAAGCTCTTCAGATGTCACTTCAGCATCTTCACCTTTGTGAAGCTTTCTTGCAATCCCATCAAGTTCAATGGCCAGTTTAACTGAACTTACACCGGTAAATATCCCATTGGATAGTACCTGAACTAAATCTGCCGGTGTACAGTCTATTCCATTCAAATCAATGAATCTTGGAATCTCTTTAAAATTTACTTTTACTTTTTTCATATATTTTTAAGGAATAAAATTTTCATCAATCATAACACCTCTAACAAAAAGCATATATTTATTTTCGCCTGCATGGTTTTTGTAGGGAACCGTTGCCGATTTTCCAGACCTAAAACCACCACCGTCATTTATTTCAAATCCGCCCGTACAATCCAATTTAACATATCCATAATCAGACAGCGGGGCAACTCCTATCGTATGCCGTGAATCACCATTATAATAAACGTTTAAGCCAGATGACCCCAATGTAGATCGTTTAAGATTTGAAGCTGATTTAACAGAAATACCAGCCCCATATTCAATTGTACCATCAATACGAACCCTTTCAATTGCCGAATCATCATCTATTTCAACTAAGGCATTATTTGCAGCATCGTATAATATCGCGCTGTTTGTGGTTTGGGTTGCTTCAAAACGTTTCGTTCCTGGATTTGCGGTTCTTATTGATTTTGAAACAACTTCTAAGGATTCAATGTATCCGGCATTAATTACATTTGTTCGTATGTAATTGGTATCAATAAGATTATTTGATAGCATACCGCCGGTAATAACCGTTGAGCCTAATTTTGCCGCTTCAACAACATCTAAATAGGCAAGGGATTTAAGATTTGCGGTTAAAGTTGCGTAAGCAGAGTTTGCGGCATTTGCCGCTGCCTGGGCTGTATTAATTGCGCCCTGGGTATCATCTATTGATAAACTATAAGCTGTAGGTTTATTTCCTTTTTCGACTTTAATGTTATCAACTTGCAGCCATGAATAAGTAGGAGTATAAAATCCAAATCTTATAAAGTCTATATAATTACCTGGTGCTGTAAAAGTATAAAAACATCTTGTCCAAACATTTCTTGCATATTGATTAAATGGTATAAAATAATAAGCTCCGGCGCTTCCAAAATAAGATGAACTTTGGAAAGAAGCGCCTGAAATATTCCATATCATATCCCATGATATTGTGTATTGTTGGCCGGGAATAGTTGGTATTGAATTGTGTGATAAATTACCAGTCCTATCACCTGAACCATCTATATTATAGCATCTTGTACTACCTGGCAAGCCGCTTATAAATCCAGGCGCCCCAATGTAACCAAAACCACTTCCAAGCGTTGTTGTTCCACGCTCAAAATTCCCATCGTTTAATAAATTTTGCGCCCCAATACTTAAATCAGCGACTAAATTTTGTGCAGCCGTTTGAGCATTACTTTGCGCTGTGTTAGCAACAGATTGAGCATAAGATGAAGCTGAAGCGATAGCTGCTGTTTGGGCTGCATTTGCTTTTGTAGTTGCTACACTATCTGCATATTGAACAACATCGTTTATCCTACCTTCAGTATATCCGTTTGCATATTGAACAACATCGTTTATCCTACCTTCAGTATATCCGTTTGCATTATTAACAGCATTTATAAATTTTGTTTGGCTGTCTGCTTTTGCATCAGCTAAATTTGCTGCCGCCTGGGTTATTCTTGCTACTTCTTCAGCGGTTACTTTTCCATCTGCATAACTTTTAGCTATTTCCCTTTCGTATGCACTTTGTGAGGTTGCATAATTAGTAGCTGCATTTTGTGCAATTTGTGCAAGTGTTGCGGCGTTATTTGCAACATCATCAGGGCTTGGCGACCATGCCGTAGCTTTATTTCCTTTTTCGATTTTTAAGTCTTTAACATAAAAATAAGCATATTGATTAAAGGTAAAATCTAAAAAGTTGTATATTACAGCATCATAATTAGTTACATTAATAGTAGCCTCAAATCTTGTCCAAACGTTATTAACTAAGGCTGTGTTATATCCGTTTATATCGGATATATCAATAGAAACATTTGGGGATCCGTTACTCCTCATCCAACCTGAAACAGTATATAATCCAGGCTCTGAAATAACATACAACAATCTTATAGTTACAGCTGTCCCATCTGGTCTTCCAACTGCCCACAAACCATTTGAAACGAATAAATTTTCGGGGTTGTTAGAATCGTTAATATGATATGCAATAAGACTACCACCTCCTAAAGGTGTAGTTTTTTTAAACTGATTAACCCCCCCAATTTGCAGGCTATTAACCAAATTAGTTGCATTGGTTAAAGCATTACTACCAGCATTTGCAGCTACGTTTTGCGCAAAGCTTTGGGTTGCTAATCCTCCAGTCACTACAATTGCATTTACATCAAGTAAAACTGATTTGATATATCCACCTTGTATGATGGTATCTCCTAATTGCGCCAGCTGTATAGCATTTGCGTATGCTAATCCACCTAATCCATTTTGCAATGCTGAAAGGTTATTCTGTACTGCCTGAGCATTATTTATAGCGGTATTTGCAGAAGCTTGAGCAGCATCAGCTAATTGTTTAGCCTTTAAAGCAATCGCACTTAACAACGAAACTTTTTCAGTATAGTAATTAGTAAAATATTGTCTGAATGTTGCACCATTAATAGCATCATCAGAACCCATTGCTGAAAGCAAAGGATTAAGGTAATTTATTAGGGCAGCATAATTATTATCATACGCTGTCGCACTTATTACATACTGTCCAGCCTGGATAATGATAATTGGTTTTTCCGAAACAATTATATTGTACTCTTTAAGAACATCTGGTTTCTCTGAAGCTGCTAAAATATTATCATTAGCAATGTTTGCCAGTATGTTATTAGCTGTATTGGCTGATGCTTGAGCAGTACTTGCGGCATTGGCTGCGTTAACAGCAACGGAATTAGCGGAATTAGCGGAATTTTGAGCATTTTGGGCATTAGTAACGCCTAAATTAGCAGTACTCTGAATGTTATTTATGTTAGATAACGAACTTCCAACAAAAGTAATATCACCTTTAATGGTTCCAGTTTCAAGATTAATTTCTAAAGCGCCATTACGACCCGCGATAGTTCCTGTCTTAATTCTGTTTCCGGTAATGTCGGTAATTCCATAAGTAAATTCAGTATCTCTAAATCCAGCATTTACCGGATAAATAACGCCGGCAAGGAAATGATAGAAGCCTGGTACATAATCTGGTTTGATTTGTGCGGTTGAAACAATCCAGCTACCAACCTGCGATGTCTTACTGCACTTTGCATAAATGTAATATAGATTTGTAGGTGTTAATCCGGATTGATTTAATTCAGTCATCGTCCAGGTATCACCACCAGTACCAGCATTTGACAATTCTAAATGAATCAACTGTCCTCCTGAGATACTGATTGCATTCGCATTGCCACCGACGTTATCAACCATTCGAACATTGCTCAATACAAAGTTTTGAGATCGTACACCGAATATTCCCAGAACCGCAGTTAATACTCCAACGTTAAGCTTAGAAGAGTCAAACATTCCATCAGTATCAAAGATGCTTCCTTCTAATTGTCTCAATGCCTGAGCAGATCTTTTTGATTGAATAATCCCTTTAGCAGTAATCTGTGCTATCTGCTTGATGTTATTTAATACTGCAGCATATTGCTTAACGCTTTGGTCAAAAACAATTTCATTTCCAATAACACCGTTAACGTCGAACTCGTTAACTAAAGGATAACTTATTTCCGTGAAGCGCAATATTTCGTTTACGCTAAAGTCATCATCTAAAACAGTTCCTCTATCGCCACAATTTAAAAGGATATTATTGTCACGTAAATGCTTTTCATCTGGCTTAACAGCGAAAAGCAATCGTTGCTTATCATTTTCATTTAAAAATTTTAGCGTTTCAGCTTTAAGTTTTGCCTCCCATGTAGCTTGATAAGCTGAAGGCATTCTTAAATCAATAAGCGTAAATTTATCACCCAGCTCTGGTTTACTTGTGGCGGATGGGAAATAATATCCGGTAGTATCGGTAAATGGGATTAACATGATTGACTTAGTTGCCAAGTCAAATCCTGATATTTCAAAATCAATTCCTGTAACTGGTCCTGTCAAGAAAGAAACCTTTGGCTTTACACCTTCCTGCAAGTTAGCCATCAAATCAAAATTGATGTTTGGATCTTGAATGGTTGCAGAAGTAATCTTACCAGTATTATCAGCTACGAAAGAAACTCCGTTTACAACACCTTCGAATTTTGGAAACAACTCAAGGTTTTCATATTTTCCCTCACGAACTCTTTCAGTTCCATTAGTTACGCCAGCAGTTTCAACATACCTTTCTTCGAAAACTAAATTAGGCTCCGTTCCACCGCGATAGGTACTGTCAATGTTACGAGTACCGCCAATTCCATAAACTCTGTTTATTTTTTCTTTACTCGTATCACTTGAACGGCTGATTTGGTGAAGTCCTTTTCCTCTTCCAACTTCAAACACAAGACCAGTGTCATTGCCAACAGTGGCGACCATATTGATGGTAGTTCCATTAGCATTCCATTCAAGTCCGAAAGCTTGAGCTATCTGGTCAAGAGCAGGTCTAATGAATGTCCAGTCATAATCAAGGTTTAATTCAGCAGTAGCATCAACTGTTCCAATAGTCCAACCATTATCATTTAGATTTGCCGAATCGATTAAAACTTGCAAATGGTCAGATGCACTTCCATAATAAGAAAAACGCTTTGCTCCTAAATGTTGAACATAAGTATCGAGTAAATCATAGAACCGGGCTAAGAAGTTAATCCTGTATGAGCTTGCAAGGCTTTCGCTGTCCTTATCAATATCTGGTAAAATTCTAATTTTATAAGCAGCTCCGCGATGGATTATATAATCTTCTTCCTGAAGATTTAAAATCTGCACGCTGGTTATCGGGCAGGAAATTAATTCCGTACCCGGTAACTTACCATTGAATACTGTATTTTCATCAATATCAATGGTTGCAATTACAGAACCTTGTCTATATATGTCCAGCGTGTTATTCATAAATTAAAGTGATGCTCCTATACCAGGGAATTTAGATTTGAAGGAAATTAAGTCAGTAACGGCATCTTGCCAGTTTGGAAAGTATTTATTGTTTTTTCCCATTACAACTTGCTTATCGTAGTTGTAATTAATCATATCAGAAATACCTTTATTTGAGGGCGTGTATAAGTCTGCGCCAAGATTGTTGTCGAAATTTGCTTTTCCACCAGCAAGGTTGTAAACATCAAGAACCTGGTTGTGGGGCTACCACCTCCACCACCCGAGATGGTGATGTTACCTGCACCAAGAATGCTTTCTCCATTAATAGTTTTGATATTCACTCCACTACTTAAAGTAGCCTGAAGGCCAGCTCTGAACACAGAATAAGCGATTGATATTATTTTACCATCACTTGTTCTGGCCCCAAGAATTTTGTCTGTGTTAGCGGGATTTGAAACGGCTGTTGCCCCGTCTGGAAAAATTACGCTCATAATCTAATCGTTATTGTATTATTTGAATTGTCCGTTATTAACTGGCCTAAAACGTCAGTTATAGATGTAAATGTTCCTGAGATACCGGGCTCAATTATCTTGATTTCTAAAACACAAAATTTAATGGCTCTCTTTGTATAGATTGCAGATGCCTGAAATCCATCTTTCACAAAAAATGACCTCAACTTATCGTTCTTATATGTCAGATTTCTCAATCCTGGCGCTTTCAACAATGTCATCAGGTTTTGAACTTTATTTTTAAGGCCTTCAAAAGTTAAATCTCTAATTCCCAATGACAGGATAAGTTCAGCTTCCTGTTTTTTGGTTATTACTGCTACTTCTTTGCCGAATACGGTTACCGTCTGGCTCTTTGGTGCTGTTCTGGTCCATCTATCACCTGCTAACTTCAAACTGGCCCCGCCCAGTGCTGTAAACGAAATTCCATCAATACCAAATTCAGATGAAGTACTCGCAGGAATTACTCCGCTCATATCAACAACCGGCTCTCGCATCGGAATTTTAACTGAAAGTAAACCAGGAGCAACTCTTTCCCCAACTACTGGAGCATTCACATAAACCATATATGTTCCCCAGTTTGAAACCAGAGGAACTAAACCTGTAATGCCATCAATCAAAAGGGTTAACGCATCAAATCTTGAATTGCATTCTAATTGATTTGAACCTTTAATAAATCCAGTAAGGCTTAAGCTTCTACCACCATAACCACCAAGAGCGATATCAGCCGCACTTACATAAGGTTCGATACCATGTTCAATAGCCCAAGCATGAGATGTTTTGCCTAATCTCGAAGGCATATCAAAAAAGCCGGACAACGCGATATCGCTATTCTCTTGCCTACCTCCAATGAAAGGTATATTGTTCAGATTTATTCCGTTCAGTATATACATTATGGTCCTGGCTTAACCCCTCCATTTATTAAATTTTGATATGAATTTGGGCTACTTGTATTAGCAATTATTCTATCAAGCTTCTGACTTAAACTATCAGTATTATTTGCGGTCCTTAAAGTGTTCGCGTTTATCTGCTGTAATTCAATCACGTTTGCTACGAACTGATTATAAAGGTCAGTTGAAGACTTTCCAATCATTACCAGCACATAGTAGGAATCATTGGATTGTTTAACCAAAGTTTTTGTTAAGTCATATTGACCCCTCCAAATTCCCAATGATATATTTGCAGTATTCTCTGTTAACCCCGCTGCCGTTATCGATCCGGAGACTGCCGTGCTTTTAGTTCCTGAATCCGTTAAACTTATCCCGGTAATCGCTTCCAGGTCTTTGAATTTATCTGCAAAATTTTGCCCTAATGATATGTATTGAGCTTTTAAAGCTTCAAGCTGATCTTTAGTTGGAGTGCCCTTAGTAAACAATGCCGAAAACTCATCGTAAAACGGCTGAAGCCCATCTTCCAATAACTTATATTTAAAAGTATTGGTAATGGCTTTTCTCATTATCTCCTCGAATGAATCAGCGAAATCAGCTGCAGCAAATTTTCCGTTTTCAAATAATTGAGCAAGCCCATCAGCTAAGCCTCCAACAGATGTTCCGGTAAGTAGTTCATTAAGTTGGCCCTGAAGTTCTTCAACTTCAATCCCTGCATCTTTCAGTTCCTCTTTTAAAGCTTTTAAACTTTCGAAATCTGCTTTAGCCTGGTCTTGTAATTTCCCTTGAGTATATAGTTTTTCTAAGTCATCATACTGGGAACCGGATAAGCTGGCCATGATATCCCATGTCTTCGCCTTCCTTAACCAGGTTCCATGTTGGTACCCGACCCCGCTAACAAAACTTTCTCCCTGAATAGTAGAGAATATTTTATCATAAGCTTTTTGTAATGCAGGAGATTGTTTTTTAAGTAATTCTAAAGAATCAACGATAGCTTTATAGCTATTTTTTCCACGCTTTACATCATCTTGTTCCCTTTTACGAAGTAAGGCTTGATATTCAAGTTCTCCTTTTATGGCAGCTGCTTGATAATCATTCATCGCTTTATAAGCAGCCTCTTTTGCTTCTTTCAAACCTTTGAAATATCCAAATACTGAATTTGCAACACTGATGGCAGCTCCTACTATTCCTAAACCCGCTCCAATTTTTTCAGTTGTGGATTTCTCAGGGTCTTTAATGTCTTTAATCCCTTTTTGTATCTCAACATAAGAACGAGCAGCATTAAGTAAGACTGTAGCTATGTTGCCTATGTTATCGTTTATGCTGGCAAACTCACCTCCAACACGTTCAAGTTGGTTAACTACGTTTTCTAAATCTTTACCACTATCATTTTGAATTGAATTCTTTAAATCATTAAGTTCTTTTTGAGCCTTGGCTTTCTCTTCAGCAGAACCTTTGAAAGCCTTTAAATCAGCTTGATATGTTGAAATCGCTTCAAGGATTTGATTTTTAGTTCGTTTTCCAACATATTCAAATAAATTCTTGTAAGAACTCATTTTCTTTAGTTGGGTAGCGTCTAAAGCTTTTACATCCTCAATACCATCATTAATAGCTTCTTGGGCCTCGGCCAACCTGCCTTGCTTTCTTAATGACTCAGCTTTAGCAAGATATTTTTCTTGTTTCCTTACACGCTCATCAGCATAAGTCTGGAATTCAATTAAAAGCTCATCATTCTTATCAGATTCAGCTTTTATTGCTTCATCATTAAGTTTTTTAACTGCTTCCAGAGCTGACTTTTCAACAGCTGTCATTTCCGAAGGATCTTTTACAAGAAGTTTACCTAACTGAGCCTCGACTACCTGTTGATAGGTTTTGTTTAAGTTGATGTCGTTTGCATACTTTTCTTTAGCTTTCTCTTCACCAAACTTCAATTTATATTCTTCGAATTCCTGATATGCAGTTTTCTGTTTATCAAGTTCTGATATTATTGTCGCTGTTTGTTGCTTGTAAACGATTTCATAACGTTCTTTGCTTTCTGCGTTATCGATACTACCGAATACTTCTGCCCCCAACGTTGGCTTACCTGCTGTCTTGGCCTCTCTGTTATACTTGGTAACTTCATCCCTTAAAGATTTATATTTAGCTTTATTCGAATCAATTTCTTGTTCTGATTGAGATTTTTGAGCAGATACAGCAGCCTGATAAGCATCGGATATTTTACCCAACAATTCAAGCTTTCTCTCTCCCCATTTCTCGAATTCCTTATTCTCTTTTGCAGCAGCTTTACCATCAGGGTCAAAAGCTAACAATGCAAGTTTAGCATCCTGAATCCTTTTCTTCAATGGAGCTGCTTTTGCATTAAAATCCTTATCCGCTTTGTCTAATGCTTCTAAATCCTCAGTATTTTCCTTGATAATTTTATCGTAGAATGCTTTATTCTTAACGGTTGCGGTAGGAGTTGTGATGTCAGGTTTAGCTCCGCCAGTAACCCGTTGCTTTAATTGGGCTTTATATTTATTTTCTACAGCTGCAATAATAGCTTCATCATTCTGATTTAGTTGCTTAACAATATCCGTTGATTCGTTTTGCGCTGAAAGCAATCTGCCGGTAAAGAAGTTTTTTAATGAATAACCTAACCTGGTGGTAAAATCAAGTCCTTTATCTGTTGGGTCGGTAGCAGCTTTAGCATTTCTTTCAGCAATACGTTTTACTGCTTCCGCTTTTACGGCATAAGCAGCTTCACCTTGTAATTTATTGTCGAGCCAAACAAGGTATTCCTGAATGGCCTTAGTTCCTTCTTTGGTGAAAACGTTTTGAGAATTTAACCCACCTAAAAATTCAGGGTTTAGCTCGTTAAGCTTTTTAATTGCAGAAATTCTTTCCTGTTCAGAACTATTCCTATCCTTACCAACCTTAAGTAATTCCTCGATATTTAATTTTTGCTCAGCTAACTTGCCGGCATAATCACCTTCAATAGTACTTAAAGCTTTTTTGGCAGCAGATGAAGCACTGGTTGTTTGAGTTAATGCGTATATCGCTACCGTTAATGCAGTGATCAGCGCTGTGTAAGCTAATACAGGCGATGCCGCCATAACTGAATTCATCAGCCTCAATGCAGCTGTTTTTGCAGTTATTGCACCAAGGTGTAATAATTCAGCAGTGGTCATACCTACAGTTCTTGCAGCAGATATTTGAGCCAATGCGGCTTCAAGTACCAAAGCTGCTCTGTAAGAACCATAAACGACTACAAGTAATTCTATTACTCCAAGAACCTTCTCATAGTTTTGAACTAATACGTTCAATCCTGCAATACCTGAATTTAATATGCCTTCATTACTCTTTCCGATAGCATTAAGCATCCCATCAAAACCGTCTTCCAGATTTAATAATTGACCGGTAAGAGATTTTGATTGCTCGGCCATCAGGTTAAAGAATAATCCTGATGATGATGTCATAGATTGGAAAGCTTTTTCAACTTCCGGAAATCCTACTTTTCCAGCTTCCACTAATCCCATCACATCACTTTCAGCAACTTTAAATTGTGCTGCAAGTTCTTTTATGATTGGAATACCTCGTCCGGTAAATTGTTGGATGTCTTTTGAATAAGCTCTTCCTTGAGTTCGGAGTGTGCCATATAGATAAACGATATCATTTAGTGGAGCACTAACACCACTGGCTACGTTACCAAGCATTGTTAGTGTTGGAACGATATCATCAGCAGCCGTACCGTATGCTAAAAGTTGTTTAGCTCCTGAAGCAACATCTTGTAAACCAAAAGGCGTTGTTGCGGCAAGCTTAACAGCCTGAGCCATTAACCTGTCAGCCTGGTCCTTGCTTTTAAGCATTGTGGTAAAAGCGATTTCCAATTGTTGGAATTCGCCTCTGACCTTAATGATATTTGATATTAAATCTTTTCCAGCAGAGAAAGAAGCATAACCGGCGGCAAGACTTGCAGCACTTTTAGCCCATTGCTCTAATGAATCGCCCTCTTGTTTAATCTTTTTAGATAAACCGGAAATACGGGATTCAATCCGAGCCGCTACACGGTCAATCTCACTATCATCGATAGTGGCCGCAAAACCTAATGCTCCATCAACTACTCGAACCGCCATTTAAAAACCTGCTTTTTCTAAACTGTTTTGTGTTTCTGATATATTACTTTGATGATCATCAGGATGGTCATCACTTTTGCTGTACTTCTTGCTCGATGGAATTACTGCCATCATCATTTTTAAATTGGCCCAGCTGGTACCATTCAAGCAAAAATCCCATGTGAATGAAGGATAGTATTTGATTAATCCTCCAATCGCGTCATAGATACATTGTTTTCGAAGGCTATCATCTCCTCCGTCTTCAGTAGGCTCATCCCTTTTAGTAAGATGATAGAATTCAAAAAATTTTCTAATCTACTATGCTCAATCAATCGCATTAGTAGTCCGTAGAAATCGAGTGTGTCCAGGTTTTTTAATAAAAAGGTTTGAATACTACTATCAGGCTCTTCATCTGTATTCAGCAATAGGATAGCAATAAGTTTTACAGCTGTTTTTGCATCGACACAGATTGATTTTATCTGCTCTGATATACCTTTTATTTGTCCCTTCTCTGTTTCAGATTCTAAGTCCAACATGTTATCTGAAAAAAAAACAAGCGTACTTAATGAAGCCCGCCTTACTTTGAATTTAACTTCAGTCTGTTTTTTAATCTTTTGGAAAAATGTTGGCTTGATGATATCTACCTGAATCTCGATGACTTTATTTAAAACAACATCTGCTGTCGCTTTTAAAATTTGTTTTTCAGTCATAAGAATAAATTAAGCCCCGCAAATAATGCAGGGCTAAGTTTTTAGGCTGGATCTGGTACAGATAATGTCCAAGCAGCTGTATCCACTTTCGATGGAGCCAAAGCTTTCCAGTTAATTATTAATTTTCCAAGCTCACTATCCTGGAAATTGAATTGCCAAACAGGCAAAAGCTGCATTCTAACAACTCCTAAAATTGCACCGTTTTTACTTTCAATTTCTCCTGATACTTCGATTGGATTATACACTGCTGGTGGAGTATATAATTTTTTCTTAGCAGAACCAGTTCCAACAGATGTGCTTGTACCTCCAGCAACCTTAATTGCTGTATCAGGGTGTACATCATAGCATTCTAACACTCCCGATAATTGAGGTTCTTCCGTAACTACGGATTCAAATGCTTGAGACTGCTCTTCGATGTTAAAATCCTGAGTAGTTGCTTCAGAAGTTGTTGCTGTTGTAGAACCTTTAACGGTTGTACCTAAAGCAGTGAGCGCCTGACCCATTCCGCCATCAACTGCAATTGCGCCAATACGAAATGCTTTATAACCTTTTAATGACTTTGCCATTGTGTTTGATATTAAATGTTAATATTTCTAAATACTGTTCTTATGTTGTTGTAGTGCTCAGCGAACCCATCATTTTCAATCATGTATTCATCCTCAACTCTAATGCTATATTCATCTGTGTCGTAATCCTCAAATAAATCATCAACCTGGATAGTGAGCTCTTTCAGTCGTGGAAAATTCGGTTGACTTCTGTCTTTTTTTATTTCACCTTCGACTAATCTATCCTGTTCAAGATTCGGTACATAGATGTTCACGTTAACTCTACAAACTTGTAATTGGTCCTTAGTAATCGGCAAAGCATTAATAACTATACATTCCCCTACAAAATCATCTGGTTTTTTGCCTTTGAAAACATCAGGTAAAACCCCTGCCGCCATAAGCAGCTTATAATAGATTTCCAGTACAACAATTGCGATTAACTTAGCCACTTACTTTTCCGTTTATCCGTTCTAATGCGGATTTTAATAGTTTTTCAATCTTCTGACTGCTTCCTGTGATTACGTCCTTACCAATACTTTCAACAGCTGCTGCATAGTTCATTCCCGCTCCACATACAAGTGCAAATCCTTTGGGATAATCTCTGGCTATCTTGTTAGCTATTTTTTTAGCTTCTTTTAGTCCTTCATCACCGCCAGTAGCTGCTTCAAATCCATCAGATAAAACTTTACCATTGTAAAGCACTTTAAAAAATAGAGAACTTCTTAAGTTTCCAGTTCTATCAGAGTAAGCTCCATCTTCCCGGGCAATCCTTAGAAATGTTTCCCCTGTGAATTTTAATCTTGCTTCAACTGCTCTATGGTATGCATCAACCTTTTTTTTGATAGCGTTTTTTATGTCTTGCTTTGTGAATTTTGGAGTTATACCCATAACCGCGTATTCAATCTGCCAGCACCAAAAAACCTCAACACCGGACCTTTATAGAAAACTTTACCCTTGTAAACGAACTCAACAATAGTTTTCTCAGGTATATCTACAATCTCTGCAGGTAAATAAACCAGATAATTAAAGATTACTTTATCACCATCCACTCCTGGTAATGGTTTGCCGGTCCCATTCGGAACAGCTCTACATTCTAACTCTAAATCACTTATTGTCGAATTGCCCGGTACCCAGTCTCCATTTTCATCTTTGGCTGGTTCAACAGCTCCAATGACAAGTTTGGTTTTTAGCGTATGAGGGAATCTTCCAAAATCTACCATGGTGATACTCCCGTAACTTTAGGCTGGCCAGTAGCAAATAAATCCGGTTCGTTCCATCTACCAACCAAAAAGGAATACATCTTTAAAAGCGTATCCCTTGATGGTAGTGTTTGAGCGTAATCACCTTCCTTTATATCTGGGCTTGTTAGAATTACAAATAGAAGCGATGCAGCACATAAATCTATCCCTCTTTCGTTTGTTAGGTTGTAATCTGATGTAGGACTTAAGTCAGCATCGATCAGAACTTTCAACCATGTATTTGTTGGTAATGTAAAGTTTATAACGCTTTTAATCGCTTCTAAATTTGTCATTCTATGCTTCTTCTACACCACCGCGGGCTAACATGTCAGTGATGAATGCTTCGCCTAACTTGGTAACGTTATCACCTTTTTTAATTAGCTTCTCAATATCATGAGGATGCTTAATTGGGCCAGTTGCTACATACTTGGCTTCAGGATTAAAAGTTAAAATAGCTTTTGGAACCTCACCTTTTTCAGATTTAACACCATTAGCCGAGATACCTTTAATCAAATCATTAGCTGCAGTTCTAAAGTTTTCGATACCAGAAAGAACTTGCTCATTCGATTCAAGTAATTTGTTATTGGATGCTTTAGCCTCGTTATAAGAATCAATTACTTTTTGAACCCACTCTGGTTCTTCAGAAATTAATAATACACCCTCAGTTGACTGAGTTGAAGTTGTAGCAGTAGTATTGCTTTGGCCAGGGTTTGAATCATCTGGTTTTATCGCCTCAAAAACTTCACTGATTTCTTCTTCGGTAAAGTTTTTTTCATCCTTAGCAATTTCTGCTTTCAATGCTGTTTCGGGCATTGTTCCGTAAAGAGGGCCGTATTTTACTACGGCCGACTTTAATGTTGCGAGGTGTAACTTCATTGCTTAAGCTAAAGTTGTGGTTTCCTGAATGTAAATACCATCGATAGCTTCAAGAGCAGGGAATGCATTTAATTCAACACCGGTGAATTCTTGCCAAGGATTGTTCTCTCTCCATTTAGAGATAAGAGCACGATCATACTTAGCATAATTGATACCGTCGATTGGCTCCCATTCTTCAATAGCAATAGCATTGTGAACAATACCTAACTTACCATCTGGAATGAAAACAACATTGTTTTTCTCGAAAGGGTTGATGATAGTATCAAGCCCATCAATCTCAACGTTTCTACGTTCGTTAATCAAAACGAATGGAGGAAGACCGTTTTCAACCATATATTCGTTTACAGTTGAAAGCGTAGCTGAAACATCTCTGGTCTGTCTAAAAAATGAACCAAGCGTTGTAGAAACTGTAGTGTTCTTCTTAATCTTTAACCACTTCTCATTATCAATCCAAATTTCTTTGAATTTACGACCTTTAGATGCAGCAAATGCAACGGTGTCTTCGATATCTTTAAAAATATCAGCATTGTTATCTACATGATCCCAAGACTTAATAACACCGCGTTTTTGATAAGGCTCATTCAACAATGGAATGGTACCTAAATTTGCACCGTCAGGGTTGTTGATGATACCCGCATCAATAGTGAAAGTAGAAATACCTTGATAAAACATAATATCAATACGGTAATCTGTAGAGATACCAGCATTGGTAACATCGTCATCCAAACGTTTGATAAGCAATTGCTTAATTGCTTCATCACTGATTGGAAGATTTTGCATTGCCTTTAATTTTCTGTAATCAGATTGATTAAGGCGAAAAGCTTCCTTCATTGTAGGAATTTTTCCTTTCAATGATTCCAGTTTACCTCTGCTTCTGAATGGAGCAGGTGCATCAGGATCGACAATTGAAGCAGCAGCTTCGATTCGAGAACGTCCGATGATTGACTCAAAGGTTAAATCTGTTTGAGGTAAACCCCAATCAAGATATTGTCTCCATTTTGATTTGGCGAATAATAATGGAAGTTGTCCATCTAAAACGCCTTGGATATTTGCCGGCCTGGCAAGGTCCCCAAAAATTGAATCTACGATCATCTATTAGCGTGATTGAGAGTAAATAATTGTGTCCGGTAATGCAGCTGCTAAGCCAGCAGAATAAGGAACACGACGGGCATAGACAGTTCCGCGGATTACGATGCTAACACTTTTGCCAGATTCGACTTTTACATCGTCATATAACAAACCGTTAACTCCACCAAAGGACCCACTATTTGCACCAGTAGCTGATGAACCATATACGAAATCATTGGCATTCAAAGCACCAATAGTAGTTCCAACAGTTACACTGTCATAACCAGAATTGGTTGTATTAATAGCTGTGATTGGGTAAGCTGCACCTCCAGGAACTGCCGAGAAGTTACTGCCGACTAATAATCGACTTCCCTTTTTGATTTTGTAAGTTGTTGCATTAGCGGCAGCATTTTCATAAATTTCTGCTACGGCTAATGGCTTGGCTAATCTGGTAGCTTCATCATAGATCATTGGAGTACCTTTTGGGATATAAGAACCGACAACTAAGCCGGTAATATCTAAACCAAAACCTCCCTGAACTAATTGAATATCCTTACCGTAGCCTTGAAACACTGGTCTATCCGATGTTCCAAATTTTCGAGTGTAACCTAATCCACCATCCATTTGTAAAGCTTGTTTTAATTAAAAATTATTTAGCGATACCACCAGCAGCTTCAACTTTTTGCTTTGTATAAGCAAGAATTGAATCATCTACTTTTCCTTCATCTTGAGTTTCAGTAACTCCACTTATTGGAGCCTTGAAATTTCTTAATCCTCTGTTATTTGTTTGTTGACCTGGATTAAGCGTTTTCCAATTCTCTTGAATCTTCTCCGCTAATTCTTGAACCTTTTCTTCATTGTCTGGTAACTGAACAAGATTGTAAAAAGCTTCTGGAACATCTTTACCCACCGCTTCGGAAAGCTTTGACTTGATAGATGTAGCAGTTTTTTCTGCTCTTAATGACTTTACTTCAGTTATTAATGACTGAGCCCATGCAGGAACCTCATCGCCAGCTTTTGGACCAGCGGGTGTTTCAACTTCTTCTTCTTCAGTTGACAAACCTTTCTTTGCTTTAGCTAAAGCATCCTGAACTCGTTTGTCCCCAGTTTTTTGTACGAAGTCTGCATATTCTTTAATGGATATTGGTCCGTCTTCGAGTTCTTGAATTTCGCCCTCGATTTGGTCTTCTGCTGTTACTTTCTTAGCTATTTTATCAGCTATAAGTCCCAAGATTGCTTCTGGCACCCCTGGATTTGCTTTTCTCAGTTGTGCAAGGATTTGTTTTCTAAACATGCCGGAATTTTAGTGGTTTTATTTCGAGCCTCTAAATTAGATACGCATGTTAATGAAATCGTTAAACAGGTGGTTATGTATAGCCAAAGTGTAAATACTTTGGCTGTGTTATCGTGATTTATGAAGGCTGAAAATTACATCATCGGATAACAGGTAGTTGTATGACTGCAGTTTAATATGAGCTTTTGCAAGGAATTCTGATTTAATATCATCATATGCATATACCAATAAATTTGACCCCCTTTCGCCAATTTTAAATTGACCCCCAGAGTTGTTGCTTGAAAAAAGCAGAAGTTGTTGTGGAAAAAGGCTTTTTAGAATCGATCTTTTAAGTCCTGTTTAACAACTGTTATTTTACAAAAATACGTTTTCAATCTTAGAGTTTCTCCTTCTCATAGATTCACCAAATAATTCAACTCTTATTGAGTGATGAACGATACGATCAAGAACCGCATCTGCTATTGTTTTCTCACCAATTATATCATACCATTCCTTCACTGGTATTTGTGATTTAACTATTGTTGAACGCTTCTGGTTCCTATCTTCAATCAATTCCAGTAAAGA